TTTTAATTTGACCAAAAATTTAACCAACTTTTATCCTCCTTCTTATTCTCATCTTTCCTCTTTTTATTCTCATCATATAACTCTTCTATCTCATCTATACTCTTCTCTTTAAAAGTATAATATGTAAATTTATTAGTGCTTATACAAAATAACTTGTATACAACCCATAAATAATATGTTCGTAATAAAAGTTCATCTATAGACTCATTAATATCAATTTTAAATTTAGTCTCGTCTAAACACATCTTAAATACTTGTGCCGAGTTAACCATATTACAATTACTATATAACTTATATATAAAAGATTTACATTTTATAGCTAAAATTGAATCTTTCATATATTGTAATATTTCATCTTCTGAATGATTTTCTAACTCTTTAACATAATGATTTACACTAAAATATTTTATATCAACTAAACCACCATCCAGTCTAATCTTTTCTTTTACTCTTTCAATTCTTATCTTATTCTTTAACGACTCCATTTCTATACATTTAATATTTTCTTTCTTAAATCATTTATAATTTTTGTCCAACTTGAAACATACCAATATACCTTCTAAACAACTCTTGTAAAGTTGTCGATGATATAATCTTTGATTCTACATACTCCTTCTCTAATTCATTTATTAAACCGACCAAATCCTTTGATAAAATCTTCATAAACTCTTCTGACATTGTATTTTCATAAATTTTATCTTGTTCATCCTCCGACTTACTATTAATAATAATAGTCAACCGATGAAAGATACAACTTTTCAATTCATCTTCCACATCCATATGCATATTAACATCATATCCTGAGAAAATATTTGCTAAACGTACCAAATGTCCTGTAGAACAAGTATCTGCCATCTCATATAACTCCTCTACAAATCTCTTCAAAAGTTCTTCATTACCCTCATTTGTAATCATAATATACAAATAACTTCTAAATAAGAGTTGTAATAAGGAGACAAGCTTATCAGTGTAAACAGTATTATCTAAAATAAAACGTTGAATAGTTCTTTCAATCTTAATAGTTTGTAACTTCATATTATTCTTTTCAATAATATCTCTAGACATTTTCAATATCTCTTCAATAAGTTCGTGAATCTTGGCGTCGTCAATGTTTGCAGGTAAACGTTCGCCAAAGTCCATATTAATGAGTTTATCAAAGAAAGGTTTAATGGTTTTATCAATATTGATAGAATGAATATTTTGTTTATTATTATAAATATTTTTATGTTTGACTGAAGAATCCCATTTAATACCTTCAAAAAGGTGAAGTCCAATTTGTTTAAATTCTTTGATGTCAATTAAAGAATAATTTTCAATCTTTTCAGAAATTAAAAAGTCAGCAATATCGGCAATACAATTTTCATTTTCACTTTGTTTAGAAATTTGTACAAGATGAAGGAGATATTCCTTTTGGATGTGATTATTTTCTAACAAGTATTGACAGATGTATAAATTATATTGATAATTAATAAAAGAGTGAAGGACGAGAAGCTTAGAAACAACAAATTTAATATTTTGAATGATATTAGAATCTTTTTTTAGAGAGTCAAAGAGTTTATATTTGAAGTCTTCGTTGAGATATTGACTCTTAAAAATATTTGTAAAACTTTGAATGAGACGTTGTTGACGAATTTCTTCTTCAGTTAATTTTTCAAAGATTTGTTTGACAAATGGTTTCTTCATCATATTTTTAATGGTATCAAAGAGAACGGTAGTAGAAACATTTAAATCTTTTTGTTGTTGAAGGTCGTAAGAACTGACATCATAAATTAAATCAATCATATTTTCATAAGTTTTGGATTGGGATTTAGAGTCGTAAGTGATTACAGTTTCAAGAATTTGAATTCTTTTAAGAAAGTCAATCATAGGATGTCTGAGGAGATAATAAAGATTAGTTTTAAGAAAGCCAGTAGGAGTTTCTATGTAGCTGATAATATTATTATTATAAAGTTCGTTAAGGAGAAGAGGGTCTCTTTTATAGAGTTCTTTGATGATGATATCTCTACCGTTATCGTCGATAGAGAGGTCCATAAATTGTTCAAATAGACGAAAATCTTTAGCCTCAGTGTTAATAATTAATGTTTTAATATCAGGAGTTTTAAATTCAAAGCCAGTGATATTAGTGGATGGTTGTTTAACTTTTGACATTTATATTAAAATAATGGTTGTGTTGTTTTAATTTAATAATATTTAAATTAAAACATTTTTGATATTGTGACTTAAAAGGTATTATTAAAAACAACACCATCTCTTTTTTTTATTAAAATTATAGAGTTGTTTGCTAGCTTTAATTAATCCATTGACAATTCCTTCAATTAAATGATTTTGGAGTAAAACGCAAATTGTATTCATAGTTTCTTGAGAAATAATATCGTCAGATGTGCCTTCAATGCCATCAAGACCTTTAGATATTTTTTCAACGATACTTAAGACGAGAATTTTCTTGGAAATAGAATCGTGTAAGAAAATAGTTTCAGCAATTTCCATTGCCATACTGATAATATCAAGAGATGTAGCAACTTTTAATCTATCTTTATCTTTAAAGAGGTTGACAATGGCCTTTTTAATGATTTCGTCGTGTTGATCTTGGAATGACACTTCTTTTTTTGTTTCTTCCACTTTTACTTCATCAATTGTTATCTCTGTAGGTTGATTGCTTTCTTCAGTAATAGGAGATAAAGTAGGATTTAGTTCGATGCTTTCTTTAGCAGGACTAGGAACATCAATAGTGAGGTCAGGTTTGGTTGAGTTTTCTTCAGACATTTATATAAAAATAAATATATAATCTTAAATTTTAAAAAAATTTTAAATATATTTTTAAAAAAATGATAATATAATTATAAATGAGTGTTATAAAATACATTGATATAGATTCAACATATAGAGATAGATTGAGATATCCAAAGGTTGGAGATTTTGCTTTACAAATCAATTCTAAACCAACTGATAATATTATTGTTGCACAAGACCCTGTTTCTTTAGCATTTCCATTTGAAACAGGTCAATTGCAAACAGTTGCAGCAGGTCCTCCAGCAGTGTATCAATTATCAACAAGTTCTTCAAATGTTAATAATTATTATATTAATCAATATCTTGAAGTTGGAGGATTGTTTGCTAAGATTATTTCTTATATTGGAGCTACAAAGAATGCAACAGTAGATATGTATATAGGAGGTGCATTAAACGATACATATACTATTAGAAAGAATTTACCATATCCTTTAAAAGGGTCAGTGATTGGACCTCCATCAACTCCACAAGATTTTCAAGATACTTTACTAGTAAATACTCCAACAACAACTACAATTCAATTAGGAGCTGCAGCTTCAGTAAATGAAGGAGAATATATTAATAAATATATTTTCTTTCCATTTACTCCAGGTTCTATAGGAGGGCCAGCTGCAGGTTCAGCTCCAGACCCATCATTATATATTTGGAGAAAAATTACTAATTATACGATTGTAGCAGGAGTAAAGATAGCTACAGTATATCCACCATTACCATCAATTATCTTAGCAAATTCCGTGTATGAGATATTAGATTTTTCATATGATAATAACAAACCGTTAATTTATAGTGGTACTGAATTGTTTGGAAATGCGGTTTGTGAAAAACTTAAATTAATAAATTTGATAGTTCCAGTTCTTCCAATAGAAGGTTCAAATGGTGGAACAATCTTGAATTATCCATATGTATACGTATCAATATATAGTGAGTCATCAAAGACGTGGAATCAGCCAATTCAAGGAAATAATCCGTTGTCAAAGAATTCATTGTTTAAAGTTCCTATAACTTTTAATTCAAATTACGCAGATATATGGGTTACATTGCAAGGAAGTTTAATGCAACAAAATATATCATTTAGAGAGAATGATAATTTGCATATAACAATATATTTGCCAGATGGAACAATCTTAAATTTTGATCCAACTCCGGTGTGGTTTTATTTTCCAGGATATAGATTTCCAATTTTATCAAATCCAGGAAAGCAAATTCAAGCAATATTTGAAGTAATTAGAGAAGAAAAACATTGTTAAAGTAATAAAAAAAAGAAATTTAAATTAAAAAAAATTATATAATAAAATGAGTGTAACACGTTATATTGATATCGACTCAACATATAGAGATAGAATTACTTATCCTAAAGTAGGTGATTTTGTTATTCCTGTTAACGGTTCTGTTAGAAATAGTCCAGTCACAGCATTTGACCCTGTTTTATTAGCATTTCCATACGAAACCGATGCAACATCAGGAGGTTCAACTTCTACACAAATTGCATTAAGTGTATTATCATCAAATATTGTTAATTTTTATGTAGATAGTGTATTAAATTTTACAGTTGGAGGTGTTACATATTTTAGAAATATAGTAGCATATGATAATACAACACAAATTGCAACTATATCTCCTGCAGTTCCATTAGCAGGAATACCTCCAGCACTTACTCCATATTATATTAGAAAACAATTTCCAGTTCCATTTATTAATGGTGTTTATGAGGATGTTTTAACCGTTCCTACTCCAACTACTACTACAATTCAATTAGGAGCAGTGGCAAGTCCAACTGATGGATATTATATAAATTTATTTATCTTTTTTCCAAATCCAAATCCTGTTAATTTTATTTGGAGAAGAATTACAGCGTACAATGGAGCAACTAAAGTTGCAACTATAGATAAAGCTATACCTGCTGCAATTTTCCCATTAGCTATTGGTACACCTTATCAAATTTTAGATTTTTCATATGATAATTCTCGTCCTTTAGTTTATAATGGAACTGAAATCTTTAATAATGAACTTTGTGAAAAAGTTAGATTAATTAATTTAATTGTTCCTAATGCAAAGGTAAAGGGAGGATATGGAGGAACATTACAAAGTTATCCATTCTTATATGTTTCAATATATAGTGAGAAAGGACAAACTTGGAATTCTCCTATTGAAAGTAATAATCCAACTGCTAAAAAATCATTGTTTAAAGTTCCAGTTACTTTCTTAGCAAATACTACTTGGTTAACTTTACAAGGTTCTTTTATGACACATAATATATCATTTAGAGAAAATGATACTTTACATATATCTATATATTTACCAACAGGAGATATATTAGATTTTTATCCAAATAATCAATATACTTATTTTGAGACTTATAAATTTCCAGTTGTTCCAGACCCAGGAAATCAAGTTCAAGCTGTATTTGAAATTGTTCGTCCAAATTAAAAGTTAAACTTTCATTTTATTTTATATATAAAATAAAATGAACAATCTTATAGGATTCTATAATATTGGAAATACGTGTTGGTTAAATTCTCTTCTTCAATGTTTATTTAATCATTATATTTTTATCAATTTAATTGATACTCTTAATGATGGACCTAGAGACCCACAAACTAATTCTATCAAATTATTTAAAGAAATAAAAAAAGGAATTGAAATAACAGATGTAAATATGATTGTAAATAGTATACAAAGATTAATACATCTTATAAGAGAGAAATTTCAAATAGGTGTTCCACAAGATGCTCAAGAAGCTTTTTTATATCTTACAGATTTACTTTGTATTGATACATCAATTAAATTAGATGATAATTTTAAAAATCAAATTAAATCAATCTATTATATTGATTCTTGGTTTAAGTTTCAAAATTATTCTCGTTCATTAATTTATGATGCTTTTTATACTCAGTTTCATTTTAAAACTTCAGATAATGAAGATAGATATGAACCTTTATTATCTTTTCAAATGATTTATCAAGAAAGTTTTAAAAAATCATTTGATGAGATGTTTGAAGGGAAAGATATTACAGTATTATCTCCGATTGTTTCAATATATATTATAAATTGTAAAGAAGTACCAGCAATAGAAGTATTAGATAACTTTGAATTAACATCTACAAATGACCATAAAAATATTAAACAAGAATATTTTTTTAATTCTTGTGTCTTGCATATGGGAAATTATGGAGGAGGTCATTATATTGCAATTGTGAAAAGACAAAATAGATTTTTTATGTGTAATGATAATACAATTACTGAATTAAAAGATTTAGATATTTTTGAAAAAGTTACCCCAATGTTAATATTTTATAGTATTAATCAAAATTAATTTTATTAAAATTATAAGAGACCTAATTTCTCTTTTAATAAAATTATTTATTCTTGTTCTTTATTCATTTCTTCATTTAAATTCATTCCTCCTAATAATCCTGTCAACATACTCATATCAAGTCCTTGATTATTTCCACCCATCATTTGAGCCATCATAGGACCCATAGTTGACATTAAACTATTAATATCTAAACCTCCTAATAAATTATTGATATCAGTAGATTGAGAATCAGAAGGTGACATAGACCCCATCATCGAGTTTAACATATTAGTCATCATAGGATTTGAGGTTAATCCTGACATCATTTGAGATAAATCAGGAACATTATCTTGGTTGATATTTCCGTCAGGAGCAATATTGTTTAACATACTTGACATATTATTTAATAAATCATTAGCAGGAGCTGCATCTTTAGGAAGTTCTTGAGTTAATTCGCCAATAATATTTTGAACGCTACCAAGAAGTTTATCAAGTTTTAATTCTCCATTTTGAAGACTGTTATTGATGTCTTGATACATATTTATAAAGGTACCATCTTTTAATAAATTAATACCGAGTTCAACAGGATTCTTTGAGTCATTATTTTTAAAGTTATCTTGAAGTTTTTCAACAAAATTATTTAAAACTTGAGTTTCTTTGCTAGACCCATTGTCTTTGTTATCTTGTTTATTAGAAGCAAATGATTCTTTGACTTCTTCTTCTGGATTAATTAAATAAAGAAGATATTGAAGATGTTTAAAGATGGCAGGTCTCCAATCTTTATTGGCTTGAGTAAATACATCTTTAAAGTTAATAAAAGTTTTATCACTAATTTTAATATCGGTAGGATTAAAGCTTTCAAAGTCATTATTTACAATGTTAATTTTATTAGGAAGTAGAAAGTTGCTAAATAATGTGACGTGATTTTTAATGGCTTTTTGGTTAGAACTAGGGGTATTTTTACAAACTTTATAATAGTTAAATATATTAGTGTTTTTATCACCAAACATTTTATTAAGTTCGTTTAAGAATGCTAAAATTTTTACAAAGATTTTATTATTACTCATTTTACTTTATTAAATTTGTGTCTTTAACACATTTAAATAAAAAATATTAATATATAAAAAAATGTCAAGAAAAGAATTAGTTAGACTTAATGAAGTTGTGTCTAATATGACAGAATTTTCAATAACAAGGACAAGAGATAATTTAAAAAGACCTGTTTTTATAATTTATAGTACAAATGAAAAACATATTAAAGATATAGTAGAGTATTTGACCATATGGATTTCAAAATCAATTAAAAAAATATCAATTGATATGTTGGATACGTTTCAAGAAGAAAAGATAAACAAAGAATACTTATATATATTTAATATGACAAAAAATAAAATCTTAGAAGAAGAATCAAAAATTTTAAATACAAATGTAAGCGAAGTAGTTACAAATAGTATTTATAATGTATTAGTTGATAAAGCAGGTCCAATGATTTTTATAGCAGATAATAGACATCATATTCCAACTGTATTTGCAAGTATTCATAGTGCGATTTTTATAGATGATATTAAAGGATGGAACTTGTTGATAAATTTAAATAAAGAATATGAATATGAGAAAGAAGATATATTAGTAATTGATGATATGAATTCGTTTAGTAAAATATCAGTTTTAAAAGAGTTTTAAAAAATTATTTTCTATTTGATATATTATATAATGAGTAATAACTTTGAAGAAACCTTTTGTAATCTTCCTCTTACTAAACGTTTAGAAGAATGTGTTCGTATTCGTAAAAAATTTCCTGATCGTGTCCCTGTTATTGTTCAACGAGCTAATACAAAAATATTAGATATAGATAAACATAAATATCTTGTTCCCTCTGATATGCCTATTGGTCAATTATTTATTACAATTCGTAAAAGATTAACATTAAAATCAGATCAAGGTCTTTATATGTTTATTAATAATACATTACCAAAACAAACTGAATTAATTAGTATAATATATAGAGACCATAAAGATAAGGATGGATTTTTGTATGTTAAATATGATATTGAATCAACGTTTGGTTAATTAAAAAAATTATTATCTTTTTTATTAATTAAAATTAATAAAAATGCAATGTGGTAGTATGCGTATTAAAAGTAGTAAACGTAGCAAACGTAGAGGTAGCAAACAAATTAAAAAAAGAACAGTAAGGTCTGCTGTTAAATCAAAATGTCGTGATTATCTTCAAACTAAAATTAAGAAAAATATGAAAGAACTGAAAAAAGGTAGATGGGTGTCAAGAGCTCAAGCTGTAGCAGTATCATATTCTCAAGTAAAGAAATCTCATCCTGAATGTAAACGTTCTTTAGCAAAAAGGTCAACAAAGAAAAGAAAGTAATATCATACATAATATTTATCTGATGTAAATACAACATCATCATCTTCCATTAATTTAATATGAAATGGACGAACTTCTTCTTCTGTTGAAGGTATTTCAAACCAAATGTAAGGATATTTACTTCTGTAAACACCATATATTTTTACATCATAAAAATCATTTGTATCAAATTCTAAACGAAATGTTAAATCTCTAACTGACATTCTACATAAAATTTTTCCATCTAATATGGAATGTAATGCCAAATCCCATGCATCATAAAATTGTCTTTCACATGCACGTTCATTTTCAAAATATTCATCATTAATCTCAACATCTTCTTCACAATCATAATACCATAATCTTCTATACGGAATCATTCCGTATTTTGTTAAATATAAAACAACTAATTTACAATTAATTTGAGTAATTTCTTCATAATAATTAAGATTACTTGGATTAAATAAATTAACAGAATCAATATTTTTATCTACTAAGGAGGGAGGATAATCAGATATTATATTATATGTATAAACATTTTTGACAATTTTTAATCCAAGATTATGTAATCTCCATTTATAATCTGGTTCTAAGCTATAATCTTTTATATGATATTTTATGATATCACTTGGAAGAAATTGTTCTAATAATTTATAAGTTTCTTTTATATTTTCTTCTTTCATTCTTTTTTTAATGATATGCTCTTTAAGAATATCCCAAAAATATTGGTCATAGTCATCTTCGTCATAACCACATTTAGTAATGTCGTTAATTTCATTATTATCTAAATTATCAAGAAATGATTTTACAGTAATCATTGTAAAAGAATGCATATCTAAATTATCAAATAAAGTTCTCATTATATAACATGATTCTACATATTTAAATAACTTTATTAATTTGATTAATAAAGTTAACTTCAAAAAGAAATAAATCCTTCTTTATTCATAAAATAATATGCAATCATTAATCCTGCAAATATATTTAATACAGAATGTCCAACGATTTCTTTTCTTTCCATTTTATCAATAAATCCTAACATATAAAGATGAGTAGCAAATACGATAAGTATACCAATATAATACGCAATTAATTGTTTATTCATTTTTATTAATAAATAAATATAAAAATTTTTTTTATTAACCCATACGCCATTTATGCAAACAAAATTTATTCAAACATTCCAAGAATATAGTAGGAGGTTCATCTGACCGTCTTGTCTGAACACTATAATGTTGAGTATTTTCAGACTTACATTTAGGACAAGGAAATAACCCTTCAACGACTTCAACTGGTACTTGTGATTTCTTTAATTCTTTCTTAATTTCTTCTCTGTATTCTTCATAAAAGTTAGAAGAAAAATCTAATTTATTATTTTTTACCATATCTAATATATCAGATAATTTAAGATTATTTTTTCCTTTTAAATTCATAAAATAATCAATAAGATTACGAGCTGTCTCTATATATTTAAATTTATTTTCAAATTTTTCAAGACTATTTCCAACTGATTGAAAAATATATTTTTCAAAAGTTTCTGCATTTTTTTGATTACCTAATATATCTACAAACATTGTTATAACTTGTTCTCTTGAGACTTCATGCATTTTATATTTTTTATAACTTGAAGGAACTTCATAATATTTTATTTTTAAAGTTCGTTTCTTAACATATTTTGTTTGTCCGTCTTCAATATTCATCGAACTTTCAACTATTTCTTCTGCTTCTTCTAACGGTATATCTTCTACTTGTTCTTCTACTATTGTTTCTTCTTCAAAATCTTCTTGTTCTTCTTCATATTCTTCTTCCTCATCTTCTTCGTTTATAATTTCATCATCATCTGTATCGGTATCATCATCGTCATCAACAATTCTTTCTTCTTTTTCTTCATCTTCTTCGATAATTTCATCTTCTTCTATATCATCTTCTTCTTCTTCTTCAATATCAGAAAACTCACTTTCAGATTCTGACTCAGAATATACAATTTCCTTTTTAGTTTTTGCAGGAGACATTTTTAGATAAAATTTGAATAAAAAATATAAAATAAATCATTTAAAAATACAATTGTTTAGAGACAAAGATGGATTTCCAAGATACATTAAGAGAAGTGTCTAAACAATGTAATATTGTTGTTTCTTCGTTGCAAGCTTCAGTGAGTGAAGAAAAGACATATATTAATAATATTTTTAAATATTTTATTCAACGTAATATCAATGAATTAAATGAAAACTTTACAAATCTTTTTAAATGTAATTTGAATGAAAATTCTTATTATCTTGTTTATCAACTTTATAATTTAATTTATGCCTTTATTACAAATGATGGAAGAACTCCTTTTTGCGAATATAACAAATCTGACGTAGAAGAATATATAAAATGGAGTCAAAATAAACCAACAGATCCTTCAAATAAAATAACAGTTACAATGACCACTTGTAAACGTTTTGATTTATTTCGAAGGACAATGATTAGTATATTAAAATATGTAAAAGATTTGAAACAATATTTATTTGATTGGATTGTTATTGATGATAATAGTTCTGAAAAAATGAGAAATCAAATGAAAGAAGAATTTCCATTTATTACATATATTTATAAAGATGAAACAAACAAAGGTCACGCTCGTTCGTTAAATATATTAATGGATATGATTAAAACTCCTTATGTAATGAACATTGAAGATGATTGGGAATTTTTCTTTCCAGATAATTATGTCACTAAATTATTAAATATTTTGAAAGAAGACAAGTCGTATGGTCAAGCATTAATTAATGTTAATTATTCAGAAGATTTAACAACATATAGTACAGTAAAAGGTTCAACTATGAAACGAACAAATGATGGACAAAGATATTTTGTTCATAATTTTTATCAAGGACGACAATTAGAAGATAAGGTTAAAAAATTAGGAACAGGAAATTGTTATTATTGGCCACATTATAGTTTAAGAGTTGGACTTACTCATACTCGTATTTTTAAAGAACTTGGAAAATATAATGAAAAAGCAAAACATTTTGAGATGGAATATGCTCATATTTATTATGCAAAAGGATATAGAACAATTTTCTTAGATAATGTATCTTGTTTACATATTGGAAGAAGGACATATGAACGTCAAACAGATATGATTAATGCATATGATTTAAATGAAGAAAAGCAGTTTGGAGAAGACATTAAAAAAGTAAAAGATGAAAATGTTTTTAGTAAATCTATTAAACAAGAAATAAAAGAACAAGTTGCAACAAATAATATTGCAACAAATAATATTGAACTAAAAATGTTTGTTGTTAATTTGAACCGTAGATTTGATAGACTTCAAAGTTTTTATAAAGATAATTATGATGAACTTTTATCATTTGAAGTATTAGACGCTTTTGACGGAAAGTTTGAAACACCAACTCATAAGATTATGAAATTATTTAAATCTAGTGATTATGATTATCGTTGTGGTTTAGTTGGATGCGTAGTTAGTCACGTTAAGATTTGGAAACAATTTTTAGAAGATGTACATTGTAATTATGCAATCGTTCTTGAAGATGATATTGTAGTTCAAAAAGATTTTTGTGATAAAGTTATTTATCTAATTAATAAATATAAAGACCAATTTGAAGTTATGTTTTTACATCAAAATCCTTATGGACAATATAATAAAACTAACTTTCACTCTAAACATAAAATACCAGAAGCTTATTCTATGGATGGTGTAAGAGCATTAAAAGAAAATTTAGGAAGCACAGCTTGTTATATTATAAGTAGAAAAGGAGCAGAAAATGGATTAAGACATTTAGCAGAGAATGGAGGTTATAATGGTATTGATTGGATTATGATGAAGACTGCATCTGAGAATCATAGAGTGATGTATTCCGTACCATTTTTAGTAGAAGCACCTTGCTGGAATATGCAACAGTCAGCTGATACTGATATACAAAGAGAATTTGGAAAGATTAAATGGAGTGATGAAGAATGGGATACTTATGAAATTAAATATCTTGAACAATTATTATCAAAAAGTATTTATAATGTTCACGATAAAAACAATCAAGTTTCATTAGTGTTAAAGACAAAAAATGATTATATTAATAAATGTTCAATTGATATATTAAAAGGGGCAGGTGGACGTTTACATATGATTTATACTCAAACTATTCCTTGGAATAATATTATTGATGATGTATTTATTCTTCCATTAACGAGTGTTACGTCAGAAGATAAAAAGAAATTAAATAAGTATGCAGTAAAATGGTATTATACAAATCAATTATTTTATATTTTACCAGATAAATATGTAACAAAAGGAGTATTAGAGGATAAAGTGTTTAGAGATGAATATTTAAATTTAGTAAAGCCGATATAAAAAAAGTATATTTATATATAAATTATGTATAAATATAGTTATACTTTACAAAACGATGTAAGTGTCATTAAGAAAATAAATGAAAAATATCTTCCCGAGAATTATAAATATACTTTGTGGTTTGATATTGTTAAAAATTTTCCAAAATATAATTTTATTTGTAAAAAAGATGGTGTTATTATAGGTTATTTGCTTGGTTGTCCAAACTTTTTAGATAATAAGCCAGATGAGATTGTTTTAATGTCAATTGCAATAGAAGAAGAACATAGAAAGAAAGGTATTGCTAAAAATTTAATTAAATTATTTTTAAAGACAGTTGGAGATAAGAAATGTATTTTACAAGTTAGAGAAAGTAATAAAGCTATAAGTTTATATGAAAGTTTAGGATTTAAAAATGAAGGAATTCATCAAA